TCATAGAACACCTGAGCAGCGGTGTCGCCAACAGTGATGCCGAGCTGAGTAGCAAAACCAGGGGTTACGGAAGCTACAGAGCCGCCAGCGCTATCGATAGTGGCAACGGTAAGTTGAGCACCACCGAAGGAGGCAGGCAGGTCAAGAACATCACCGACCGAGTAACCTTCACCAGTTCCGACCACAGTGTCTGCAACCACGAGACCGCCAGCTACAACCACGCTTGCGGTAGCGCCTGTGCCGGTTCCCGTGGAAGCGGTCAGAATCTGAGCGGAGTAAATACCGTCAGCTGCGGTTGTAGCGGGGGTAGAGATGGTAAATGTCAGTACGGGGCCGATAGAGCCAGCCACGCCAGGATCGTAAGTACCAGCATCGAGAGAATCGATGGAAGGTACGAAGTAAGCCTCCGACTGGAAGAACTGATCAACGGTAGGCACGCAGTAAGCGTTTGTTACCAGGGAAACAGGAGTCGGGTCCGGAGCAACCAGGTTCAGCTTCGGCAGATAATCGCACAGGGTTGTGGAATCCAGGTCCTCGCCGTAAGGAGTGATATGATCCTCACCCAGAACAGACGAAGAGTTGTTCAAGTAGATGGATGTCTCGGGGCTACCGGGAATAATCACACCAGTCGGGGTCAGGGCCGCATCCAGAGCTTGGCTCCAGATGGAGTTGCTGTCAAAAGCGTACTTACGAGCACGGATCAGAGGAAGTGTGCTCAGAGTTACAGGGCTGATGGAGTTAGCACCGCGACCCAGAATCTGGGAGTACAGAACCGAAGGTGTGCTGGAGATTGTACCAGCGGGCAGAGCCAGGTAGTTGCCTGTGCTATAGTTAGCCAGAGAGTTAGCTAGAACGAACTGGTCAGCGCTTACAACCTTTACCAGGTACTGATAAGCTGTCAGCTTGGTGGTAGCCGAAACGAGGTCTTCCCCGTCCACTTTGATGGGGCGAGTGAAGTAAACAGCCTGACCGCTGCGGAGACCGTGGCTGACGCAGCTGAACAGTGCGCTACCGTCGGTTACACCAGTTACGCCGGAGGCGGAAGTGATGTGGCCAGAAGGGTCAAGGAAGGTCCGGCTCACCCAGTTGAGCACATACTCTTCGGTGGCATCTTGCAGAGTGCCGGGCAGGTGCAGAGTGTTTACACCGGCGTCAGCGCTAGAGATGTTCTCGATGAGGTCCGAGGTTTGACCGTTGATGTCCACAGGCAGATCCCAGTAAGGATCGGCATAAGCGATAGTAGCACTATCCCCTGAGGGCATAGGAACGAAAATAGCGCCTGTGGGGGGAGCGGAAATGTTCACAGAACCGCCAGCCAGTACAACAGCGTTGTAGATGTTGGAGGCGTCACCGGCAGTTTGTGCCAGGAACACGTAGTTCTGGGAATACTCGGAGTCGTTAGCCAGGTCAAACGGAGCTGCAACAACGTACACCTCGGTGCCGTTCAGGTCTACGCCCGTGGCGCCACCTTGAATGGACACGCTGGTGAAGTCATTTCCCACGCCAGCGCCAGTCAGAGAAACTTTCTGAATGGGCAGAGTTACAGGCCAGAAGGAATCGCTACCGAGAACGAACACGCCATTCTGAGCAGTCGCAGCATTGGATACGATTGTGTAAGTAGCGGCATCCAGCAGACCTGCCTTGGTACCAGAGGCAACCAAGTTGGCAGACTCATTGACGGCGGTCGCGGCGTTTTGGCCAGTAACGATTGTCTGGTAAGTCAGACGGTTATAGGTGACGTCAGAGCCGATCCACTTGTAGATAGCGTTATCTACGAGGTAGCTTTGGCCCTCCACGAGGTCAGCGGCTGCCTGGTGAGGTACGAAGTCGCTGTACTTGTTAACATCTGTGATCAGGAATGGACCGGGATCAGCCAGTGCCATCCACTTAAAGTTGTTGCTTGCGCAATGCTGGGCAGCGAAAGCGCCAACCAGAGCACGACCTTCAGCGTCAAACTGAGCGTAGGCGGCAGGGGTGATCAGGTAGCCCTGGTCTTGCTGACCGTCGAACGCGGTGTCGATGCACTGAGTGTAGTCCTGAGGGGTACGCTCAAGCTGTACGGAACCGCCAACGATGTTCTCTACGTCGTAGCCGTTCTGCATCAGCACGAAGTTGCTGCCAACGGGCAGAACTTGAGTTACCACAGACACGTTAGCGTCAAAAGTGGTGGCTGAGATGGTTACGTAACCGTTCTCGGAGTTGCCGGCGGGATCCAGATCATTGACCAGACCGGCGTCACGAACGTATACGGAACCACGAACAGAAGGATTGCTCTCAATCGCTTCGGAAACGGCAGCCACGATAGCAGCGGAGATCTTCCGGTTGTTGGCTTCGTCGCCAGCAACATAGTTGACAGGGATCTCAACGGGAACGCCAAGCCACTCTCCAGCGGAGGTGTAACCTGTGGAGCCATCACCAGCAACAAGCTTCAGGCCATTGATGGTAATCTGAACGTACACGGTGTTGCCAGCCTGCAGGGAGGAAGGCAGATCACTTGAGTTCAGCTTGGTGCCAGAGGGGAAGAACTCGATCTCCACGATCTGGTTAGGAGTGCCTACGCGAACAACGCGAAGGTCGCCAACCTGGGCATTCTGGAAGAACTCGTTAACGCAGTTGTAGCTCAGGAGAGGAATACGGCTCTCAGGAACTGTGGTGGTGCCTACACGAATCAGCTCTTTATAGTCGTTGAGCGATGTGATGGCAACGGGGTTGTTGAAAGGGAACTGAGTTACGGGAACGTTATCCTCAGTCTCAACGAGCATGTAAACGGTGCTAAAGTCGGTAACAGCTGCTGCTGCAGCTAGACCGGCTTGCTCGTTAATATATACACCAGGAGCTCCGGGGGTTACCCCGCCTCCGAGGGAAAAAGTGGCCATGTTAATTACAGGAAAGTCCTTCCTTTCCCTCCCTCTGTGCTGGCGAAGGTATGTCCAGCGTGGTGCCCGCAGGCCAGAGTTCAGGGTCTAAGACCCTTACTCTTACCCGTCTATTGGATACCTGTGATCGCCTGCGAGGAATCAAACGTGATTCCGTTCAATGTTTCACGCTCGACGACGCCTTGCAAAGTGTATTTATCCAAGGCTTTGTTATATTCTTCTTCGGAGTCAAAAGGAAAAATCTCGTCGGTAGCGAATTCGCTAATACCGTTTGTAATAAAATCCCCCTGGGTGAGCCCAGTCTGACCGCCCTGATTTGCAGTAGGCGTGATCCTTAGCTGGGCCCCAATTGGGGGAAGCTCCGTTACTTTCCATTGAGGATTCTCCTCCAAAACGGTTCTGTAGTCCAGGGAGTTGGTGAAATACAGATATCCCAACTTACGCCAGGTGTCTTGTTGTTGAAAAGGAACGGAGATTGTCATCAGACCCTCTTCTGTGCACGAGCCATCAGGCGAGCACCAACAGAGGTGCCACGGTTGAGTTCAAAACCCTCCTCTTTGGCCACTTGCTCGGCCGCTTTCTCAAGAGCCACAGGATTGGCAGGTACGAAGGCGTCTTCATCGGCTGACTTCTTGGCCAGCTTTTGGCGAACGTCTGTTTGGATTTTTTCTTTAGGTGCAGCTTTCTTCGCGGGCTCGGGCTCGCTAGAAGGTGTTTCCTTCTCGATGTTCACCGGCTTCTCGGCTACAGCAGCTTTCGGCTCTTCTACCTTGGGTGCTTCGATTTTGCCCTCTTCAGGCGTAATCACCACATCTTCAGCGATAGCGGGTTCGGTTTCTTTGCGAGTGCGTCTTGTCATGGTTAGCGTTTGGGTGAAAGAATGTTTTTCCAAGCAATGGGGACAATCTGTTTCAATGAGATGTCAGGTACCCCCATCCAGGGGCGAGCAACCATTTTAGAGGTTCCAAACTGTTGGTACCTTCCGTATCCGGTGCTCTTTACAAGGAACTTGTCCCCCTTGGTGTAAATGTAGGCCAGTTCCTGCATAAGCCCAGTCTGACGTAGTTTTGGCTGACCCGGGTAGTTCACGCTCTTCCAAGCTTTATAGTTTGGTGTGAGCGGAGCCCAAGGTCTTTGCGTAGTCGGATCAACTTGACGTTTCCAGAACTGGGGGTGATCGTCAAGAAGAACAGGAGTCCACTCTTGTTTGGTGGGCGTCCACCACCGAGTGTTGAGCTTCGTTAAACCTTGGACTTTGAAGCGAATCATTTCTTTCTGGCAGACTTCTTCATTTGCTTCTCTTGTTCTTCGGCATGATGTTTGACTATGTCAATCATGGCATTTATTTTGCTCATTGGTTGAGTTTCTAGCCAATCAACCGAAGAATCCCATCTTTGTTTGCACAAGTGATAAGCAATTTCCAACCAGTTCTCAACCGTCAGGATTGTTTTATCTAGAAGGTTGTCAGAAACCCACTTCATGATAGAGCGGGTGTACTTAGCGGTTGCTTCGTCTAGAACTTCGTGATCTCGAAGAAGTCTTAAAACCAAGTGAATCTGCTTCTTCTTGCCCTGACGTAGTATCTGGGC